TCAATTATCTCTTTTTGGTCTTGGAAATCTCTACCGGGAATATATATATGACCATTACCTTCCACATCATCAGGGATAAAAACCGTTGGTAATAAATTGTGACCTGTTTGTGACACAACTTTATCCCATATTTTTTTATTTGATGTAATTTCAATATCATGAAAAAATATGGATAATTCGGTTAATTTTTCTTTTAATTCATCACAATGAGAACACCCATTTAATGTGAAAATAATTATTGCATCATTCATTTATGTCTCTCCATGTTCTTCCCTTTCTTATGGAACTAATATAAATTGCACTAATTTCTGGAAATAGTAAATTAATATCTTTATTACTTAATCCAATATTAATTTTATCTTTCACCTTTCGGATGAGATCAATACCATATTTTGAATTTTTGCGATTACTATTTTTTATTTTATTAACTCGTTCAATTTTTTTTTGAACGTCAATATTGTTCCAAAATATTTTAACTGAATTTTGTCTTTTTAATTGTTCATTTTCAAAATTTTCATCACCATATATCTCTTTATATGTTTTTCCTCTTCGATTGTTTTGTTCATTTTGAATCTTTGACATTTTTTTTAAAATCTCGGGAGAATGCTTATACCCTAAACATCCTTCACCACCAAATGTACTATTTAAACCGTTAATAAATGAATCATAATAAAGAATATATTCTTTTTCAGCATCGTAAATTATACTTAATTCACATTCAATTATCTTTTCAATTATAAAATTTTCAACTCCATATTTTCTTATTGAATTATATAATTTAGTATTAATATTTGTTTTAAAGCATCTATAAAGATGTTCTTTAAACCTATAATCTATTGTTTTAATTGTACATCCAATATAGACTTCATTATTAATAAGATTCGTAATTTTGTATATTTTTCCAAATTCTTCCATATGGTGTTTATAATAAATATTACACCATATTGAATAAGTTATTGAAAGCCAATTTTAGTTGTTGATTTATTTACCACATATTCTTCTTCGTCGATATTATAAATATCAGCAAGGGTTAATGGTACTGTGGTTGTTGTACTTTTACCTAAATGTTTCAAAAGTTTATTTGATTCATCAACCTTTAATTTTTCAAATTTATGTTCCGCGATTAGTCTACCCTTTCTTAGTAAGGCACTATCGATTTTTTCTCTTTCCATGTTAAAGGTTGCAATAACTTGGATATTAAGACAATCACCTAAAATACCATCTGTTAGATTAAGAATATTTGAAACCCCCGCTGGCGATCCGTTGCCCCCTCTGTCAGAAATTACTCTTTCCGCATCTTCAATTAATAAAATAGAATTTTTATTATCCATTAAAAATGGAATTATTGATGGTTCAGATAACATTTCTGCCATTGATGGGGGAATAAAAAGAATATCCTTATCAACAATTAATTTTGTTAAATATTTCAGATATGTTGTTTTACCTGTACCCGGATCTCCGTGTAATAAAATAATTCCTTTATCACCTTCATTGTTTAATCTTTTAACTATTAAATTATGAACTTTCATAAAATCTTCCCCATAATTCAATGCAAGATCAATTTCTGGTATTGGTAAATCATATTCTTCAGTATCCAAATGTCCCATATCACTTCTAACAAGTTGAATGTGGGATTTCTTTTTTTCTTTTTTATATGACTCAATTTCTTTAAAATTAAGTTGAGATTCCAACGATCCTTTCAAAAAGTTATACGTTATATCAATTTCAACAAATTTATCGTTTTTATATGTGCTAATTTGATATTTGATAATCATTTCATTCTTTCTGCTCACCAATAATGTATCAATGTTTCGTTGATAATCTTTTTTAGAAACATTAACATTACATTCTTCAACAAACCCATTTGATAAAAAGTATTCTTTCAAATCGTCGTTATAGAAATTTTTATTTGTGAATTTCGATGGTAGACAATCGAATAAAATTACGAAATATTTATCAATTGGGAAATCAGTTCCATATACGCTTTCGTATAGATCTCCAAATATTGGCAGTTTTCTGTCCATAAAATATGTGTTATTATTGTTAATTTTTAATTTAATGAATAGTACCCGTAATACTGATCGAGTACATGAACAACGAAAAATAATTTTTTATTATCATTTGTTGTACTTAATTTCTTTCTAAGTTCTTCAAATTGATCGGTTGTTAATGCAACCTCACCATTTTTTTTATAATTTTCTTCCGATACTTTAGATACTAATTCAAAAAATTTATCTTCATCCCCATTCGGGTAAAAATAATTTCTTCGTTGAAGTACACTCTAAGTGTTTGAATATATATTAAAACTTCTGGTGGCATTATATTTTTTTAATTTCCGACAAAGTTAATGAAAATTGTGTAATTCTACCAAATATTTTTATCTCAATGTCAATTTTTTCATCATTTATTTCAGAAATGACACCTTCAAACGTTTTAAATGGACCGTCAATTACTAAAATTTTGTCTCCCTTTAAATATTTTTGTTTCTTAGATTCGATACGTTCTTCTAAAACGTCATCCTTAATAATTCGTTTAACATCAGCATCTCTCATTAATACTGGTGTTTTATTACCCCCCATTCCCATAATATTTGGTATGTGGGATATCCATTTTAATTGATCCTCGGTCAGCTTCTCTAATGTTTCAAAATATAGATACCCACTATAAAGTACTTTTTCTCGTAATGTTTTTTTATTTCTAACCACAACAAATTCTTTTTCTGTTGGGCATACAAATCTAATAATATTATTTAGATTTCCCAGTGAAATTTCCTGATTAAATGATTCATTTAATTGTCTTTCTTTTCCCGGCAACACCTTTACTATGTACCAATATGTTCCCATCATTCTTTATATTATATTTTCTGAACATTTAATAGTTCATTATTAGTAGTTCAGTACCCTCATTTTGAGTACCATCCTTTTTAGCCGCCGCCGCTTTTTTGAAATTTTTAGTTTCCCATGTGAATTCATCTTTTGGAAACCATTCATCCAATCGTGGAAAAACATAGTATGATAACCCAAACTTTCCTTTAATTGATTTTAGTGATAACGATAATCTTTCGTGATCGTTGCTATCAAAGTCATGGTTAGAATAGTAATTCTCCGTTTTCCAATATGGAGGATCCATATAAAAGTAAGTTGTCGGAGAGTCGTATTTATCAACAACATTTTGGAAATCCTCATTTTCAACAAATGTAATTTTATCAAAGTGATCCCTAAATTTAGGGTTCTTTAACTTATCCATAAATATCAAAACCTTACACCGATATTTTCCTTTATAATCGGTATATGACGCAGTTTCAGGTTTCGACCCTGAAAACACCTGTGTTAATACATAAACATATTTTCCAGCAATATCAAAATCGGGTTCTTCACTTATCACTAATTCCGGATCAAATACTTCTTTTTGACATTTTTTATACAACTCTGAATATTCAGGTGGGGTATCAACTACACCCAACTGTTGACAAGGATACTTTGAAAGTTCTTCCCATAATCGATCATATTGTAACGAACATTTCATCAAGTTCGAATTTAGTCTATTATAATCGTTATAAACCACTTTTGTTAAATTAGGATAATCTCTCAAGTCCATATTAAAAAATACCCAGAACATCCCACTAAACCCCTCTACGTAGGTTTCAATGTCTTTAGGGATGAAGGGTACAATCCATTTCCCAATTCTTGCTTTACCACCAATGTAACTTATCATATATCAAATTAATTTTCCATATTTATAATGAATGTTCATTCACATATTGAAAATATACTTAAAATTATTTAGAAAACGAAATATAATCCGTATATTTTATCATAAAGAAATTATATGGCATGTTCGGAATGTAAAAAAAAGAAATTATCTAATGATAATAATATGGACGCTATTGTGAAAACCGCTAGCACCATTGGTAAATATGTGATTGGGTTTGTAATTGTATGGTCGGCACTTGCTATTTATGGGTTATATACATTATTGTTTAAATAAATGAAAAATGGAAAATATTACATTGTTTTATTCTGTAATAAGAAACGGGTAAAAATTCTTTACAAAAGTAAGAAAAAAGAAGGTTTATATGACTATTGGCATGAATTTAAAACCCAAAAAAAACCACTATTCGTAAAAACCCGAAGGGGTAAAAGAAATGTTGAATCCATTTATGAATTAGGTTTAATTTTTCCACATAACAGATGGATTACTAAAACCTATGTTAGGGATAGTATGGGCCGTAATGTTGAAGCTATCATGGCTGATGAGAAACTAAGAATAAAGGAGATTATTCCATATTGGGAAGAGGAATTAATTTGGGATTTCGAAAACAAAAAAAGAATCCGATATCACGAATTAATAAATATTATATTACCGGTTGAGGAAATATCTCAAATTTTTACGTTAAATAATAAACTATTCTTACAAATTGAAGGGGACGTTAGAATGTTTGGTAATAAAAACATTGCCGACGCTGATAGACTGTTTGATATAATCAAAAACGATTTACTTAGTAGAAAAAGAGGAAATTTTATTTTCGTCAAAGACATTTCAACACATCAAAGAAAATTACTTTATGAAATGCTAGAATCAAAGGGATTTAAACGAACCGAGTTATTTAGGCACTACTCGTATTAATTATCAAGAATAAAAATGAACGAGATTAACCCAATGTGTACTATGAATCTATTATCATCAGTATCCATTTTTGCTTTCGTTTTCTCTTTTATCGTTTTTAAAATTCTATTATATTCTTTTGTATCAAGATTTATTAAAACAGTAGTTTCTCGAGTACTTTCCAAATTCATTTTTTCAAGTAGATCCGAAATAATTGCTATTTGATTTAAAATGTCACCTTTTTTTGCTTCCATAACCCATTGCTATCATTATCTTATTGAATATTGTTTTTTTCTCTTTAGGTTTAACAATAAACATTTTGGTTTTATCCAATAACTTTATTTCCCTAATTGTTTTTTCCTTTTGAATATCAATTTCCTTCTGATCCTTTGATATTTCCTTCGTCAGCCATTCTAATGCCTGTTGTAGTTTTGGCTTTCCCATCGTTAGTAAATGTTATATCTTTTAAATTGTCTAATGAAGATTTAAGAAAAATTTCTTTTAATTCATTCATCTTTTGATTGAATAATTTTAATTTTTCCTCTTCTTCCATGTTTGTTTGAATAATATCGTTGGCTAGTAACAAAACGTTACCATATCCCATTTCGGTTGCGTCGGAAATTATTGACAATAACGTATTTTTATCGTTTTGGTCTTGAACTTGGGTTCTAATCGTATTAAATTGAGGTTTTAATGCAATGTCATTATATCCCCACGTTGTCGGTATTTTAATGTCTAAACTAACATTATCGTTAATCTCTCTTAATGAGAAAAAATATGGTTTAAGTGATTGTATAAATTTGTACATTGGTTTTGTTATATTAATCCGGATATAATACCGATTATTCCTGTAATAATATATGATATAGAAAGGTATAATAATACCTTTGATGTATTACTTATTACAAGTGGGGATGGGTCATCTTCCTTTAATGCCATCATAAATTCGAGTCCGTACTTAATAATAAATACTATCGACAATACAAAGACGTATAATTCAATTAGTTTCAACATTTGATTTCTTTTTAATTGTCTTTTTATTTTCACGAATGTCGTCATGAATCTTAATTTCATCAAGAATTTCTTTACGAAATGGTACAATAAGGGTTTTAATATCTTGAGCATATTGTCTAGCCCTAATCGATGCACTATGATTTCCCTTTTCGCACACCTTATGTGTGTCAACTGACATTAATTCAACCAATTCTTTTATTTTCTTTAAAGTTTCCATAATAATTCCAGTTTATAGTATTAATATACGGAATTAATATGTTTTTTTCAAGTTTTGTTCGAAAATTTTATATAAATCAGTAAACGCATCTAATTCGCTTCTGTTTTTTTGAGAATTTATATCAAATAATTTATGAAAGTATGCCAAAATTTTATTTCTCTTGTCTTCAGAGTCGGAAGAATAATATGCCCCAAAAAAGAAAAACCATAAGTATTCAAAATGGTTACCCTTTTTATTAAACTGTATTTTTTCTTTTTCAAAATTATCAGTAGTCTTAATGAAACACCATTCAAAATGCTTTAATATATCTTCGGTATTATTAACAATATCAATACCTAAAAAAGTATCATCAACTAATGTCATCAAGGAAACTAAAAAGTCACAATACAACTCGGATCTTTCACGGGACATATTATGACTTTTATACCAAACATCAATTTGGTTTATGTAATTTTCTTTTGCTATTTTTTCATCGTAATTTTGATTTCTATTATCCATACTAAAATATACGAATAAAAGAAACTAAAAAAAAGTTAATTATTGAGTTTTTTGATTGTATGATGAAATTCTCATCATTCGATCAATTTCTTCCTTAATTATTTTATTCTCATTAACGGTTCTAATTGGTTTATCGTCTTTTTCAGTTGGAACAGGTTCTTTTTTATAAAGAGGTTCTTTTTCAAGTTCTTTTTTCTTTTTTGCAACGTTTTTTACAACATTTTCACCTACTTTAGTATCAATAGCATTTGCTGCTTTTTTAGGGTTACCCATTTTAGAACTACCGGTAATGGCTTCCTTTTGTCTTGTTTTTGTTTCTTCAGGAACTTCATTATCGTAATCTAAATCCTGTGGACCACGACCTCTATTTGCTTCAACGGTTTCTTCTTCTTTAGGTGTGTTTTTTCTTGCAATTTTCTCACCACCATTTTGATGTGGAAACTCTTCTTTTGACATATAACTTTTTACTTTACTCGTTACATCTGTGATATTTTTTTTAGATATTGTCCCACTAGCGTCAGTATTCTTTTTAGTTATGTCTAAACCGGGTAATGCCGATTCTCCAATGATTCTTTCAATCATCTCTATCATTTTAGCTTCAGTAACTTTAATGATTTTTTTCTTTTTAGGAACGGTTAAATTTTTATTACATTCACTACATGGTTTTTTCACCTTATCACCTAAAATTAATTCTTCTTTTTCGGAAAGTTCTTTTCTCGGGGTATTAGTTACCGGCACTTTTTTCTTCGCCATATCTAATCCGAGATTTTCTCCACCTTTTGAGTTAGTACCAATTTTATTAATAACTTTTCTCGAAGCGCTTTTAGCTGGAACTTGTTTCTTTGCCATATCTAATCCGAGATTTTCTCCACCTTTTGAGTTAGTACCAATTTTATTGGTTTCTTTTCTCGGGGTATTAGTAATTGGAACTTCTTTCTTAGCCATATCTAGTCCAAGATTTTCCCCACCTTTTGAGTTAGTTCCGATTTTGTTTATTACCTTTCTTACGGTATTTTTAATCGGTACTTCTTTCTTAGCCATATCTATTTCTTAGCCATATCTAGTCCAAGATTTTCAGATTCTTTGATTTCTGAATCTCCACATTCTTTACATTCTTTTTTTGGTAATTTTGTATTTTCTTTCATTTCCGTTATCGATTGTTGTTTCTTATTTGATGTTATTTTTATTTGTATGTTAAAAAAACTTCCATCTCCCTCAGTACCGAGATCAATGTCCATATCATTACCGAATCCATTATCCGCTAAATCGTGGTGAAGACCTTGCATTAAATTTTTTTGAGCTTCATCTAATGAATTTCCCCCACAGCAACTAACTACGTCACTTTCGGTTACATTATTAATGGAAATAATAACACCAAATCCGTTATCACCGCCAATGTTTTCAA